AAAAAGGAGAAGCACCATGAAAGCAAAATTTGATGTAAAAGAATTAAGCAATGCCATGACTATCATGAATAAAATACAGGAAACAGGTAGGGTAACACAGCTAGCATTCTTCAAATTCTATGATGGCTTAGCTGAGATCTTTACGACAAATTGGGAAATAAAAGTTAATGTAAAAATCGAGTGTGATACGGAAGGAAATTGTTGCAGTATAGCAATCGATAAAAAGAGCATGCTGAACATTATCAATGAGATCAAGAAAAATAATGATTTTGTAACGATAGAGATAAGCGGAATCAATATGGTTATACGAGATGGATATAATAAAGTGTTTAAACTAATTGGAGATATAGAGAATGAATTTGGTATTTTTGAACCTGAGGATATACCATTGTATCAATTCTCTGTTAAAGAGTTTACAGAAGCGTTAGATCATGTCGCCAATGCCGCACCGAAAAAGAATAATTATGCTTCAGCTGTTGATGCAATCCATATCGTCAATGGAAAAATTTTTTATTGCTGTGATAACCTTAGACTTGCAAGATATGAATTAGCAAAACCTTGTGGTATTTCAGATAATACACAGATAACAACAAAAGCAGCAAAATTTCTTATAGATACTATGAAAATATTGAATGAAAATTCAGGAAGAATTGGAGTAAAAGATAAAGTAATGGCGATAGAAATAAAAAATTATCGAATCGAAATAATGTGCACAGACTACTTACTTCCGGAATACGAATTAATTTTAGCAAAGGAATGGGATAATGTAATTTCTATAGAAACTAAAAAGCTTGATAATGCATTGAAGCAGATAAAAAAGATAGGAAAAACTGAATATGTTTATATTGAGACAATTCAGGACAATCCAAATAACATAAGATTGAGCTCATGTGATACATATGGAAACACAAATATGACAATAGAAATAGATGCCATGATAGATAAGCCGGGAAATTCTAAAAAAGCATTCAATATTCAATTTTTGATCGATGCAATAAAGCCGGTCAGAGATAAATACGTTAAACTATATTACCCAAGCAATAATGATAATTGGATTGATATCTTTGCTGATGATAGATACAGAATGATGGTGATGGAAGTAGTCTTGTCGTAAATAATATGAGAGCTGGGGCGAAAGCTCTGGCTCTTGTTCAGAAAACAAAACCAAAGAGGAGGAATAGCCATGAAGAAAGTAACAGTTTTGAGAAAGAAAGAAAATATGTTGGCTGAGAAAATTGATAGACTAGGCTTCCTAACAGCGATGATTAAGACATATCAAAAGGAAGCCGACGAAATCAAAAAATGGATTATGGAAAATTTTGGAGAGGGAACTTATGAAGGCAAAAAGAATATAGCTAAGGTAACTAAAACAATTTCTTATGAATATGACAAAGAGAAAATATTTAAAAAGCTTGGAAAAGATAAATATATCGAATGCTCAAAACCGCTTGTCACAGAATTGAAAAAGTATATTTCTGAAAAAGATTTGGTAGAATTAGTAACGAATACAATCGAGACGCTAAAGATATCAGTAAAGCTAAAGGAGGAAAAGGATGAATAAAACGATAGTTAAGACGATGGAGAAAACGAAATTAGAGTTGAAAATCGTAACTGCTACAGAAAAACTAAAGGAAGCGATCAAACTGGAAGCTGAATGCTGGGTCGATATTGCTGTTCTTGCTCACGAAATCTATGAGAGCAAAGAATGGGAAGGCATGGGTTATGAAAATCTCAAAGAATATATTGAGAAAGAACTGAAGAACAAAATTTCCTACGAGGTGTTCTTATATCGGGCTAAGATCGGCAAAGTAATTAAGAAGTATGGATTTAAGAAAGACGAGATCGTGGACATAGGCTGGGCTAAGTTTAAGGAGATAGCAGCCTTAGCCCAGGATGAAGAAGATATTGAAGAAATAAAGAAGATGATAGATGAAGTTAAAGATAAGAGCTATCGAGAAGCTAAGCAGATTGTTGATAAGAAACGTGGATTAAAAAATAAAATTGTAAGAAAATTTAAACTTAATTCAGAGCAAGAGGAGGTGATAAATGAAGCAATAGAAATTGCTAAAGAGTTGGCACATACTGATATAGATGAGGTGGCAATCATCTATATCATGTCCGAGTTCATCACTAATCATGCTCCAGAGAATAGTAAAATAGCAAAAGCAATTAGAACATTTTTAAAATCAATGGAGGTGCAACATGAAAGATAACAAAATAGATGCTGAGAAAATTATAAATGAAATAGTAAGCATTTCAAATAAGCTTAGAGAGTTATGGGATAGCGGCGTTTTAGTCGTGGATAGAGGAGGAAGAGCTTTTGTTAGCTCAGAAACAATGAAGGCAATTCTTAAGCATGAACATAATGATATAGAATTTGCTGAGGATGGTTATGGAGATAAACCTTATACAATAACTGTCAGAAAAGATACTTACTCCTTCATATCAATGTGCTCACAGGATGAATTCGAAGAGCTAAAGAAACTAATCGAATTCGTAAAGATGAAAGAAAAGATCACTAGATTCGTAGCAACCATAAACGAGCTCATCAAACTAAAAGAAGAACTAGCTGAGTATATTGCTAATGAAGTAAGCTTCCTTGTCGATTTCAATGTAGATAAAGACAAAACCAAAAACCTAGAAGTATGGTTTAAAGGTGGAGATAGCTCAGACAGCGGATATGTAATTGAACATGCCATCCTGGAAGCATTCCCTGAGCTAAGACCATTCGTTAGATCAGCTAACTATATTAGAAGCTTCTCCATTTATGAGTCAATTAGAATGAAACTTGCTAATGTAAAAGCTAGCCTAGAATATCAAAAATAAAAGTTTGACTTATGAAAGCGCTTTCATAAAATTAAGAAGGTAGCTCTCGAAGAGCTACCTTCTCGATAGGAGGCGCACCATGAAAGCAATAAGGGCTTCGGTTTGAAAATCCCCCCTTAGGCTTATATGGATGAAAGAATCATAGCACAATATGTGCTAAAAGTCAAGCCTAAAGGAGGATATAGGATGAAACGACAAGAAAGAAAATACGAACAGTTAATAGATTATCACAAGATCCCACCAAAAGTCAAGAACTTTAAATGGATCTTTTATCTGCATATCGCAAAAAAACTTAAGAAGGTTAAGGCAAGTGAGCTAAAGCATGCATGTGTAGATTACCTTAAGGAAGCTTTTAACATTGATGTGAATCCTGAGAGTATCAAAAAAGATATAAAGAGAATGTTAAATTTAGGTTTACTTAAAAAAGAAGATAACTTGGTAATGATCGATGAATCTCTGCTGAATGCTGACATTACATTTGTTAGATGCAGGACTAACTATCTAGCACTACCTTATCCAATGCCAATCTCATACTTAAGGTTAATGGATATCCTCTTCGATCTAGGCAATGGTAAAGAAGTATTACCGCTCTTTAGCAATCTAGCAGAACAGCTAGGTGTCACAGTTAGGCATATCCGAAGGATGTTAAGAAAACTTGAATCCATTGGCATGCTAGAACTAGTCGAAAGAGGAGAATTCTATGCCGTTAGGCCTAACATATCTTACCGAGCCTTCGTGGACTACAAACATGCTCCTGCATACATATTCATTAAGGTAGGTAAAGGTGATAATGATTATCAACAAGGTCATCAAAAAGGGGACTTTTATGTCCCAAAAAGGGGACTTTTATGTCCCAAAAAGGGGAATTTAATGTCCTGTCAGTGCCAAGAAAATATATATTTTGAGAGGCCTAAAGAGATAATAAATAAAGAAATAAATAAAGAAATACAACCAAACTGCAATGAACTAGAAATCAAAGATTTCAAAAATGAGGAATCTGAAGATAGAAATTTCAAAAATAAAGATCTGAAAGATTCAAATCTCAAAGATAAAAATCTAGAACATTTGAATCTTAAAGATTTTGAAAATAAAAAATTGGAAATGTCTAGGGAAATTCCCTCCCTCCCACCCATTTATTTATTTAATTCTAAGCATTATTCTTTTTTGAAAGATAAAGATATGGTTAGAAGAAAAGAAAGAATTTTTGGTTTTGATGGTAGTAAACAAAATTTAATTAATATCAAACAAGGATTTTTTCTTGAAGAATTGCTAGGCTATGGGATAAGATCCAAGCTGTTAGGGAGATATTTTCGTTCATCAGGAGGTGCAGTTATGGACATAGAGCTTCTTAATGATGTGATTAGGAAGAGGCACAGGAAAGTCATCCAGAAGCAAAGGGACAATGTTCAGCCAGAGAAAAAGTTTAAGTATTTCCTTAATGAGATAAAAGTGATTACTGGTCAGACGGTGGATAAGAAGGATTATCCTAAAGTTAAGAAGTTTATTGATTTCTGCAATGATAACAAACTTAAGATGGATGAGCTACTTAGTTATTTCTTTGAAAGTCATGAGCTCCTGTTTCAGACTATCGAAAAGAGGAATGAGAAGTATCGTGAATTCCTGGAAGAGCTAGGAATTAATACAAAGGAGCCTTCTTTTACCTTGCTAGGCCTTGATCAGATTTTGATGGAGCTTAAGAAACATGCCACCAAAAAGCTAGAGGAATATGGACTTGTTTTCAAAGGTTATATTCCATCTAAGGATGCAGTTAAGCTAGAGGTGAAAGAAGAAGGCCGATCAGTTATTGTTCCAGTTGCGGCTTTTAATCAACTTCCGCTTATGATGAGGAAACAGCTTTATCAGAGGGTGAAGCGACTGAAAGAGAGAGCTAAGGAGCTCAGCCATGATGAAGCCAAAGCCTAACTGCGGCTTATTTCTTCTTTACAAAGCATTAGAGGCTAAAGATATTGATACCATAACATCGATTGATTACAGGAGAATCTTAACTTATGAAGAACAACTTAAATACAATGAGATAATTGAGTTTGTTTCACGATATTCAGAACTTCCTCCAGCATCTATCATCAATCTTGATGATGATGAAGAGAGGCTATGTGCAGAATATCCAGTCGAATACTGGAAGGACATGGTCACTCTTCGTCTGAAAGCGCTTTCATTAAGTAAGATTAAGCAGATACTATCTATTCCAGAGATAAGCCCAGATGACGCTTACAATAAAATTGAAAACATTATCAGGACTCATCAGCTTTATGATACTGAGGATGTAACTATCGGCTTTAGCGAGTTCAAAGATTTAGTGTTAAAGTATAGGATCAGAAGTATCTCCAGGAGAATCTCAGGAATCCCAACAGGATGGCCATCCTTAGATTTTTATTTTGATGGCTATCAGAAATCAGAAGTTTATGTCTTCTGTGGACGTCCTAAGACTGGAAAGACGATGCTTCTAGTCTACAGTGCTAATCATGCCATTGATCAAAAGTATAAGGTTATGTTCGTTAGCACTGAGTTAAGCCGATCAAGAATTTTGGCTAGGTTTGTAGCAGAGAGAGCTAAGCTTAATATCAGAAGTGCCTTAAAGCTTAATTTGGATGATTTTGCTCTTAAGAAATACGAAGAGGCATGTTATGGTATAGATAATTTCATTCTGGTTGGAGATAAGCTTAGAAGAGATACATCATCTATTGCTTCAGCTGTTATCAGACATAATCCAGACATTCTTTTCATTGATGGAGCTTATTTGCTAAAGCCAAAAAAGACTAGATCAGATACTGGATGGGAAGCTGTAGCTGAAGTTGTAAATGAAATCAAAGAACTGGCTATGTCTTTTAACATTCCTGTTGTGATTTCGTATCAGTTTAATCGCCAAACAAATAGTAAAAAAATCGCACTTTCAAATATTGCTTACGGAGATTCCGTCGGCCAGATTGCTGGTGGTGTTGTTGGCTTAAAGGAAGATACTGAATCTCTCCAGCGTGAGGTAGTGATCTTAGCAAACCGTGATGGAGAAATAGGATCTTTCCTCATCAATTGGGATTTTAAAAATATGGACTTTTCAGAAGTGAAAAGAACACCACTTGGGAAAGAAGAAGATGATGATATCATCTATGATGATATAAACGAAGAAGAAGAGGAGGACGAACAATGACTAAATCTAGAAAACTTCCAGGACTTCCAAGAAAGAAAGTTACAAGATTGAGTCAGATCATTAAGCTTTATTACAAATTTAGAGAGATAGATGACATTACTCTCTATCCACCAGATGACTTATTGGAGTTAGTTTACAACACAATAAAAGATAAAGAGTATCATAGTGAGGATATACACGCTTACCTTCGGCTCTATCGTGACACTTTTAAGAGGATCTATAACCAACCATACAGCTAAAGCCTAAAAATCAATTTTGAGGCCATTTTTAGGCTCCAGGAGCGCATCTTAAGGTATGGGTAATACGCTTACGTTTTAAAGAAAACTTTTCGTCTAAAGCCAAATTAGGAGGCTCTATGAACGAATCAGCTGCAACCCAAGTATTGAAGATGCTTAATTGCAGAAAGATAAGAAGAGTTAATGAGGATGTAATGGGAACATGCCCATTTGAAAAGTATAGGCATTATGGAGGGAGAGATAACAAACCATCATTTGGAATCAAGCTTGGGTATAAGAGTGTATTCCATTGTTTTGGTTGCGACATCTCAGGAAAAATAAGAGATCTACCTAAGCTGTTAGCAATCTACACTTATAATTATGATGTAGTGTTAGAGCAGTTCATCAAGGCTAATGATCCATGTCCTGAGTATCAACCTGATATCTCTGACATTGATATTAATTATGTAAATCTAGATAATGTTATTGCTTCAGCTGATATTCCAGATGAGATTCCTACGTTGAGGCTTAGTAAAGGCGATATAGAAAGATGGAATATAAGGTATAATCCATCAGAAAATGTTATTATGTTTCCTGTGTATGATAAAAACAAAAAGCTTCTGGCTATAAAATGTAGGACAGTTCTAGGAAAGAACTTTTTCTATCACAAAGGATCAGCTAATACGAAGAAACTAGGTGTTTGGTATGGAATGGATAAGGTTAACAAACTAAATAAAATTGTGCTTTGTGAAGGAGAAAGAGATGCGATACTCTTATCTAGATACGGAATAACAGCTTGGGCGTGCCAGGGATTTCCATCAGATGATCAGATAAAGACAATAAGAAAGCTCATTAAACCAATAGTTCTTTTCTTTGATAATGATAAGGCTGGAAATGAGATTAAAGAAAAAATAATTGATGAGTGTAAATTCTTTAACGACATCTATGCTGTCACAGATTATTCAGGCTTAAAAGACCCAGCAGAAATTGTCGAGCTTAATAAGTTAAATGAAGCTCTTAGCTCCATACAAAAAATATGTTGACAAAAAAAGTTTAGAATGGTAAAATATGCATTGTCCATCAAACAAAAGAAAGGAGAGCGTCATGGCTAAACCTAGTTGGTTTTTAGTTGGTGAAGAGGCGTTGGAAACTAAGAAGAAAGAGGATGCTCTTGCTCAAATTAGGAAGAGCAGGGTTCCTCGGTTTTGGCTTAGGGAATCTGAGGAAGCGGTAATTATTTTTGTGGACGATCTTGGATTTTTCGTAAGACAGCATCAGGTATCGATCAATAATTCCTGGTTACATTATACTTGCGTGAAAGATTATCAAGTATGTCCATTGTGTCAGGCAAGAGAGAATCCGATGTTAAAGAACATAATCAAGCCATCTTTTGTAATCTCATTCTTCACGATCATAGACACTAGAACTATCAGATACAAAGACGGAACAGAGGTAAGGAATAGAAAGCTCCTGTTTCCAGCCAAAGGTGAAGCGATTGAGATGATTTTTGATCTGAAAAAATCTCTTGGATCTCTAGTTGGCATTTCTGTGAGAGCTAAGCGGTATGGGGGTAGCAGAACTGTGAATTGTGGAAATTCTTTTACTGTAATTAGTGATAAACCAGTTGATCTTTCTAAGATTGCTCCTGATGCTCATATTCCGTTTGAATATGAGAAGATCTTAGCACCACCGACAGAAGAAGAACTCAAAGCTCTAGGGCTTTACACACTTCCGCTTGGAGCAGATACAAAAATCTCAGAGCAAGATGTTGATATTAATCCAGAGCTTGCTGATTTGTTAAGATAGGAGGTGAATTATGAACCTCTGGGATGAAGTAGTGAAAGTCGAAGCCATGGCTTTGGTGAGGACTAAGATGAAGAATTATCTTATGGAAAAGCTGACTGTGGTTAATTCCAGGGAAAGTTTCGAAATTCCTCTAACTAAAGATGGCGGAAAGGATTTGCTATGGATTCCCAGGGGTTTGGTTAATAAACCAGCAGAAGATGCTGGCTGGAAAAGTTTAGATGTAAAGCATAAGATAACTCTCAGAGAGAATCAAAAACCTCTAGTCGAGAAGTTCTTAAACTATATCGAAAAGACACATCCGAATGGTGGTATTATCTCAGCGGCCACTGGGACTGGGAAGACTGTCATTGGAATTTACCTTGCATGTTATTTCAACCTTAAGACTCTAGTTATAGTTCCAAACGAAATCATAATGAATCAGTGGATTGAAAGAATAAAACAATTCACCGACTGTGATAATGTTGGGATTATTCGTAGTTACAAATGTGATTATCAGCATAATTTTACTGTGGCTATGCTACATACAATCTGTAAAGATAGATTTGATTTTCTAAGAAAAGAATTTGGAATTGTAATCTATGATGAAGTCCACACAATATCTACTCAATATTTTAATACTGTTGCAGGTAAATTCCATAGCAAAAT